TGCCAACCATCAGTGCTTGCCGTGGTCATAGTTCGCTGTTCAGTTGGCTTGAGCATACGTTTTAGCCAGTTAATCAAATCACAACTAACCCCCTTTCGCGGTAAACGCTTTTCTTCTCCCGCAGCATGGCGCGGCTTATGGCCAGCACCAGGGCCACAACACCGTCAATACGGTCCTTGCTCCGGGCCTTGCTGGGCTTGATATTGCCCGCCGCGTCCTGCTCCAGGGTGACGTTCTGCATGTTCCACCGCAACACCGGGTGCCCGCCGTGCCTTAACCGGCTAGATAGCACCCATTCTTCCAGTGTCTTGGACGGTGCCGACAGGGAAGCATATCCCATGCCGGTGCTCACCATCGCTGCGCCTTCCTCCTGCAGCTCAACCGCCAACTGTGTGGCGTTCCAACGGTCGAAGGCTATTTCCTTGATGCGGTAAGTTGCCGCCAGCTCCTGGATGTCCTGCTTTATAAGCCGCTGGTCAAGGACATCACCAGGCAGCAGCTTTATAAGCCCAGCCCGTGCCCAGGCCCGGTAGTCCACCGCGTCCTGCCGGTCTCCGGTCGTCCTGGCCTCCGGCAACCAGAAGAAAGGCAGTACGTCATAACCAGGAGGGTCGTTGTCGTCAGGAAATACCAAAACAAATGCCGCCAGGTCCGTGGTGGTGGACAGGTCCAGGCCTGCATAACACTCCCGGCCACGCAGCTTTTCCAGGTCCACAGGTGTATTGCAGGCATCCCACCTATGGGCAGGTATCCATACCGTTTCGCTTTGCGTCCATTGGTTCAGATACAGCCGCCTAAATGAGTTTTCCAGCGCCGCGCTCTGCTTCGCCCGTTCAGCCAATGCCTGCATATCGTCCAGGCTCCTGAAGGTCCCTAATGCCGGATTAGCCTTATACCAAGTCGCTGGGTCCTGCCAGTCGTCGTCCGGATCGGCCTCGTATAACACCGGCAGGAAGGACGGGTCAAGGCTTGGGTCCTCCTGCACCCGCTTTGCGTATTCGTAAACTTCGTAAAAGATACTTGCCCGGTCATATCCGGCAGTGCTAATAACCAGCAGTAACGGCTCCTCTCGTGCCCCGAATGAAGTCACCAGGGCCTCCCAAAGTTCTCGGCCACGCTTGCCTTCCCATACATGAAGCTCATCCGCAATAATACAGGTAGGGTTCAGGCCGTGGGCCAGGCCGCCGTCAGCCGCCAATACCCGCAAAATACTGCCGGTCTTGTCGTCAATTATCCGCTTGCTGTACTCGATCACCCGCAGCCGTTTTGACAGGGTAGGGTTGCTCCGCACGAAGTCCCGCGCCTGGTTGAAGCAAATGGAAGCCTGCTCCCGGCTTCCGGCTGCCATATACACCTCACCGCCGGGTTTGCCGTCAGCCACCAGGTGGTACAATCCCAGCCCGCTAGCCAAAAAGGTTTTACCCTGCTTCCGGGGCAGGTATAGTAATGCTTGCCGGTACTGCCGCTGTCCATCAGGACGTAAGGTGCCGTATAGCTTTTTTATAAACTCTACCTGAAAGGGAAGAGGTTCAAACGGTTGCCCTGCGAATGGTGCTTTGCTATGCTTTAAATGTTGTAAGAATTTCAGTACCTTTTCAGCGCGGTCCATGATTATTCCACCTTTTCCACACACATCAGTTGTAATTCCCGGCCTCGTTCCTCTATGTCAAGCACCGCCTCAATTTCAAATATCCGGCCATTGAACACCAGCCTGTTGCTCGGGTGGACGGCAATGCCAGGCGGCCTCATAGTTACCCGGTGAGTAGTTGTTGCCTGTGCATATGCCGCTGCCCAGCGTTCATCACCCTTCAGTGGTTCAATGGCCGCCCAGGCTTCAGCTACCTTTACCCAGGTTGGTATATGGTTTCCAATATCGTCCTTAACAAAGGTTGGTTTGTATATTTCCACACGGTGTCTTAATTTACCGGCTTTCATACGCTCACCGCCCGGTGCGGCCAGTACAGCAGTTTAATGGTCTTTAGCTGTTGGTTTTTATCAATAAAGCCACCTTCACGGTCCTCGTACAGCATGGCAACGTGCAGCAACAGGCCGCTTAAGACGGTCGGCGGTAGTTGCTCGAAGTCATCCAGCTTGCGGCCCAGGAAACTCTCAGCAAAGTCCCTGGCCGCCGCCATGTAGCCCAATATGAGTACATCCTCATGGTCATGCTCTACCCGCAAATGCTCCTTGACGGTCGTTAGGTCAAACAATAGCTGCACCCCCCTAATCTAGCAGGCTTTCCAGCTCGTCCGGCCGCTCCGGCTCGGAAAGCTCCATCCGCATCCGTGCACTGGGGGCCAGGCCGAACAAGGTACACAGCTGCCGGACTTCTCTTTGACAGTCCATCAGCACTCGGTATTCCGGCTTCAGGTACTGCCGCCCGCCAGGGGCCTCGTAGGAAAGGCCGTCTTTCAGGGCCTCCTCACATTCCTCCAGCCTAGCCACGGCCTGGCAGTATTGCGCCAGGGCTTGGCGGTCTAATTCGGTAAGCAAACCCCGCTTATGAAGCTCCGGGGCCACACGTCGCCACTCCCTCTTAGCACGTGGGGACAACCAGGCTGGTGGTTTCGGCGGGGCCGCCGCCGGTTTAGGCCGGGTCACCGCCTGGTGCTTCTTGGTCGGATCAACCAGTTTTAAAGGGCCTCTAGCTCCCATTTGTTACCACCTCCAAAAAGGTTTAAAACCTTGACACGCAAAATGTTGACTCCCCGCCTCGGTCCCCGGGGCCAAACTCAAACAATTTTGCTACCCCTCCCGGTGAACAGTCTGGTGATAGAATGCGTGACACCGATTGCAAACCGGAACGCAGTTGTCGGGCACCAGCCGCAGGTCGGGCCTCTCCCTCACCGGTAGTTTGTGGTGCACCAGCTCGGCCTTGGTGATCCGGCCTTGCTCAAGGCACCGGTGACATATCTGATTACCCGGTTGGTTAAGGAACCAACGTCTAAATTTATCCCATTCAGTGTTGTATCCCCGCTGCCTAGCACTGCCACGTTTATCATCGGTGGCTTTATCATAGGGCTTGCGGCCTCGGGTCTTGTGCTTATCGCAATAGCTGCCGTGACTGATTATTTCGGTGCAGCCGGGGTAACGACATGCCCGTCCGGGTGCTAATGCCATTAGACTGCCACCACCCCTATGGCTCGGGGTCGATTGGTGGCTTTATCTGTAATAGCCATGTACTCCACTTCCATACCCTCGCGCAAGTCGTCGAAGTCGGGGTCAACGCAGCCTACAGCATGGAAGAATATATCACTGCCATCCTTTTGCTGAATAAAGCCAAAGCCGTTTTTACCCACTATACGAACAATTATTCCCTTACGTGTTTCCATGTTTAGCACCTCCAAAATAGAAAAAGCCCAGCATTAACGCGCGTTTGTTATCGCGTTATTACTGGGCTGTACCCTCACGTATTCCGTTGTCAAGGCAATAACCTTGCCACATCTCTTGCATTTTATTCTACCATTAAGTTCCCCAATTGCCAATACTTTGCCGCAATAAGGGCAGCTATATTTTGTCAGTTTCACCGTCCACGCTCCTTTGCCTCCCGCGCCTCCATAGCCTCCGCCCGGCGCACCCCTTTGCCGCGCTTTACCGCCCGTGCCCACAGCGCCGGGTCACGGGCCAAAAGCTGCTGCAGCTCCTGCTGGGTAAAAAACAGGGTACATTTGGGCATCTTTATTTCAATTAACTGCTTGGTCATTTGCGCTCACCCTCTCCCTGCACCATCCCCAGCACCACGTTAAAGGGAATAATCTGCAATCCACTTCCCTGGTCAACTGTAAGCAGCCTTCTGTTTCCAGGCAGGGCTGCCGTGCCCGGTAAACCTTAGACTTAACGCCGGGCCAGAACAGCACCTCTAAGGGCTGTCCGGCAAGCAGGGCAATCAGCGCTGGTTTGTGCTGCTTTATTGCTTGCTTCAACTGCGGGGTCAAAATCCCAGCCGGGGCCTCCAGCCGCAGCTTGTCCCCGGCCAGGGAAATTTTGACGTTGCGCCGCTCCAGTTCGGCCAGGAGGTCGAGGGGGGTCATATCTCGAACACCTCGATATTTAGATGGCCACCTTGACCATCTTGAAGTTTTTTCTCTAAGGGTTCATTTTGTCCATCTTGAAGAAATGGTTTCAAACCCTTGTCATTACTAGCTTTTTTTAAGATGGACAACTGTTTTTCTTGTCCATCTTGAAGAAATCCTTGTGTATCAAGGCTTCCGGGGCTTTTTTCAAGATGGACAAAGGATGTATTTAGGGGGCTTTCTTCAAGATGCCCATCCTGTCCATCTTGAAGATGCCATTCCCAAAACCCGCTTCCGCGTGTCCCCGTATTAATACGTCTTTTTCCGACAGCCACCTTGCCTGTTTCCATTGCCCTCCGCAGGCTCTTTTCGCTAATGCCCATGCTTCCGGCTTCTTTAATAACCTCTTTTGCTGGCCGTGGACTGTCGGCCAGGGCTTCCCGCAGAAAATCCGCCGCTTCCTCAACTGCGCTCTTCTCCTCTTCGCTCTTTGGGGCTGCAAGCAATGCTTCAGCGGTAACGTCTGACACTCCACACCAGAAAAAGCCGTCCTCACGCAATTCAAAAGCTATAGACGCGCCCTTTGCCGCAAGTGAGTTTTTGCTTTGCGCTAACACCCGTTTGCGCTCGTCCTCCGGATGTTGCCCAACCAGGAGGATACTTCTTGCCGCCGCTGCAAAGTCAATGCTTCCAAGTCCTCTGTATATCGCTCTGTCTTGTTGGCTCT